TTATTTCATCGTTGCCAGTTTACGGATCAGGTCGCTGCCGTACTTGTAGGCCGCGAGGTAGTCCATCGTCTTGGCCTCCAATCCGGCACGCTTCTGGAGCTGTGCGCGGTAGTCCGTGTACTTCGGGCGGTACGCGCCGAGCACCAGCGACAGCTTGCGCTTGCGGCGATACACGCCGTCGCCGTTTGACTGGCTGCCTGTGTTGCCGTTGGAGGTATTGCCCTCGATGGCGGTCACATACTGCCCGCTGACGCTCTCGCAGATGCCGCAATGGTCGGTCTTGTACGCCGTACCGGGGAAGTCGTAGATCAGCACGTCGCCGGGCCGGTAGCCCTTGGTGACCCACTGCCCGTGTGCCTGCGCCCAGCGCATCAGCTCGCCGCAGGAGGCTGTCTTGCCGCCGTCCATAAAGAGCGTCTTGTCCACCTGCTGGAAGCACCACCATACGAACTGCATACACCAGTACACGCCGTCCATGCCGTAGGCCTTGCCGTACTTCTGCCGGTTGCCGCTCTGCTCGACCGTGCCGATCTCACGGACCGCCACGGCGAGGACGTCACTTGCCTGCGCCATTGGCTTTGTTGTAGCTCGCGGTGCTGATGCCGATGAGCGCGCCCACGAAGGCCACCACGGCGTTGATGGTGGTCGCGACCTCCTGCGCGTAGGGCCAGCCCCAAACGCCCGCCAGCGCGCTGTAGAGCACAGAGAGCGCGGGCAGCGCGATAAGGCACAGCCACTTCAAAATGTCATAGACCTTGTCGTTGAACTGCAGTTTCATTTCAATCGTCCTTTCCTTTGATCTTGATGTTGGCGAGCAGCGCCAGCTCTGCCGTCCACGCGGCGAACCACGCGACGGTCAGGCTGTCCGGCACGGTCTTGTCGTTGGCGGTGAGTACGAGACTCACGATGCAGTACCACGTCAGGTTAAAGATGGCCGCCCAGACGTACTTGTCGCGCTTGCGCATGGTCTTGAGTTTTTCCCGCGCGGACTTATAGAGGTCGATGCCCAGAAGCGTCATGCAAACCACGCACACGCCCGCGAGGATGGTTTCGGCCCAATCCATCAACTTACCACCTCCCACTCGTCGATCTCCGACTTGATGCGGTCGATAAAACTGTTTCCACCGAGGGCCTTGTACCCGCGGTAGAGATAGAGAAAATCCTCCAGCTCGTACTGCCGGATGGTGTGGTCCTCCCTGTGGCGGTAGTAGGTGTGCAGCATGTCGTGCCGGAGCTGGCATTTGAGCGCGTCGGTCAGCTTGTCCAGCCCAAGCAGCTTGTTGCGGATGGGCTTGATGAGCATGGCCAGCGCCGCGAGGATGACCGTGATCTCCGAGCAGATGGATGCCGCGGATGCTAAGTTACCCATTGGCGTACTCTCTCTTTCGTTCAGGATTGGCCGGAGTTGCCTCCAGCCCTACTCACTTGTTCAGCTCCGCGAGCTTCGCTGCAATATCGTCCGGGATGCGGCACTTCTCCTTCTTGACGCAGTAGCCGTTCTCATCGTAGGTAAGCTTGTACTGCGGCAGGACGTAGATCTCCGTGCCGGCGCGCTCAAGGTCGCGGCGCATGACCGGCTGCTTGATGCTGTTCTTGACGCCCGCGCTCTCGCTCAGGCCCGCGGGGGTATCGGTGACTTCGATGGGCTTGCCGTCGGATGCGATTCTCTTGTAAGTAGCCATTGTTTTAATCTCCTTTTTGTTTTATTCGGTGCCGTAAAACAGATCGTTGTAGCACCGATAGCGATATTTGATGCTGCCGGTATCAATGCTCTGATTCGTTTCTCTGCACATTCTCTGCCACTCCCCGCAACAGTCCATTTCAGGACAGCCGCAGCGATATACGCAATTCGGGACGAGTACGTCAGAGAGCTCCGGCTCTACCTCACGCAGTGCCCGCTTGAAGTCCTCCGCATAGGCGCGTGTCTCCGGTGACGCCCGTCGGCAGAGGCGCTTACGCATAGTATCGATCAAGGCCTGTGCGTTTGCTTCCCCGGTAAAGTCTACCGGCACGTCCTGCGGGAGCTTGTCGCGTGGAATGCCCGTGCGGTCTGAACGCTGAGAGCTGATGAAGCATTCCCACTTGTGGCGGCTCCAGTGCGTGGCGATCCAGCTTTTAATGCAGTGCCAGCTCCACTTAACGCGAATGCCGCGGATCGGGCTGTGCTCGGCGATGAGGATATCCCGTCTGAAATCACCGCTCGGCTCATGCCCGAGCGGAGGCTTGGAAACGGTAGCGCGGCAGTCGTCCACGACTTCCGTCCAATCGCCCTTGATTTTGAGGATAATGGTCTTAAAGTCTTCTTTCACTTGCATCCTCGCTTTCGATTCAATAACTCCTGCCGTCCTTTGTTGCGGCCTTTTGCGTCTGCATTGCAGCTAAGTCACAGGCATTCCGTCTGTCTGGGGGACGATCACCACCTCCTGCCTGTTACAATCTCGCCGGGCATCGGCCCCGTCCGTTCCGGCGGCGGAAAAGGTGAAAAGCAATGTGATTCGAGTGATTCCCTTGTCGAAAAAATCAGCCGGCAGAAACGAAATCTCGGGAACTTGGAATGGGCAGCCGAGGATTGAATACGGGTGTCCGCTGGACGCTTGTGGGCTGTTCGGCGGGAGCTGCTTCCTGTGTTCTTGATCTCTCGGAATGCCCGTGACTTAACTGCAATGCACGGCCTCGCCTGATGGTCAGGCGGCTCTTGTTATTTTCACGCGGAAGGCCCGCAGGAGCGCGCGTAGGCGCGCGAGGAGCGATCCGGTACGCTGAGCCGCCGCGTCTTCCAACGCACGCAGGAGACGGCTCTGCGCCGCTGCGCGGTGCCTTCGCTGGCCCCATATCGGCGCCGTTATCAGCGTGCGATCCGGCGTCCGCTCCTGCCGCTTCTGGGCTCCGGAGGCGGGCGCCCCGCGTGCCCCGGCGCTGGCCCCCCCCCGGGGCGTTGCCGCCGCGAGACGGCCTCCGCGCCGACGACCGTGCCGCCGCGATCCACCACAAATTGGAAGTACGGCTCAAACTCGCCCTTGGCGACAGCCTCCGCCGTGCGGCGGC